CGGCTGACACAATCACAGTTAATGACTTTGACGGTGATGCAGCACAAGCTGTTACTTTACCAGCAGCTACGGTAGGAACTATAGTAGTACATTACCAAACAGATGATACAAATGGAGGAACTAACACTCTTACATTTACATGTGCAGGAAGTGATGTTTATAGAACTGGTTCCAAAGTGGAAAGTAGAACTACTGGAGCAGCATCAACTATAGATACGTCTGCAGCAGATGAAACGATATTAACGTATACACCTGCGGCGGCAGCAACTAATAGTTTAACTCATGGTTGTTTTATCTATTTCACGTGCTATGAAAAAGGCATTTGGGATTTTGCTTATGATTTTGCTAACGGCCCTACTTTTGATACAGGCGCTGCGGCGTGGAGTTAATAAATAAATAAAATAATGTGAGCTCCTTCGGGAGCTCACGATTAAGGAATAAAAAATATGAGTACATATCCAGTAGATATAAAAGCGAGTGAAAAAAGTACAGCAACTACCCATACTATTTTTGATGGGCCAGCAAGATGTGTAGGACTTTATATGGTACAACCAATGGATACTGCAGTTTCAACGGTAACAGTGTTAGATGCTGGCACAACAGTTGCTGTTTTTACTTTACCAGCTACAACTGACAGCAGTAATAAAGCGGCTATATCACGATACGTTCAATTTCCTGGCACAGGAATTAGATGTAAAACTAGTCTTAAACTTACTTTATCAGCGGCTACACCAGTAACAGTATTTTACGGCTAGGAGGATAAATGGCTACTTCGGGAACAACAGCCTTTAATCCTTCAATTGATGAGATTATTGAAGAAGCGTATGAAAGAACAAATGTACGCGGTACTAGAACAGGTTATCAATTAAGAAGTGCTAGGCGTTCATTAAATATTTTATTGTCCGAATGGGGCAATCGAGGAATTAATCTTTGGAAAATTAAATTGGCTAGTGTTCCTTTAGTGGAAGGTCAAGCAGAATATAATTATACTGCTGATACTACAAATTTTCCAACTGACATAAGTGATGTATTAGAAGCTTATGTAAGAAATAATTCAACAGTAACAGCTCCCGTAGATACTGCTCTATCTAAAATAGGAAGATCCACTTATTCAGCTTTACCCAATAAATTATCAAAAGGAACTCCTTCACAATATTATGTTCAACGACAAGCCTATGTATATAATGCAGCAGGAACGGTAACCGCTTCTCCTAATATATTTTTATATACAACACCTAGTTCTAGTTTTTCGGGAGCAAGTTATCTTGTTAATTTTTATTATATGGCAAAATTAGAAGATGCAGGTGCTTATACAAATACTTCCGATACAGTATTTAGATTTTATCCAGCTTTAATTTCTGGATTAGCTTATTATTTAAGTATGAAATATTCACCCGAACAATCATCAAATTTAAAATTAATTTATGAAGATGAAATGCTTAGAGCAATGCAAGCAGATGGTGAGCAAACATCAACTTATATTACACCACAAACATTTTATGGAGATGGAGTATAATGTCAGGAGTTTTTTCTAGAGGTAAAAGATCAATGGCTATTTCTGATAGATCAGGAATGGCATTTCCATATCGAGAAATGGTAAAAGAATGGAATGGGTTTTTAGTTCATTATTCAGAGTACGAACCTAAACAACCACAACTCGATCCAAGATTTCATGGTGGTGATCCGCAAGCATTAAGAAATGCAAGACCTCAACCTGCAGCTGTAACTAGTTTAATTATGTTAAGTAATAATCCTTTTGAAACTATTAAATACGGAGGAAGTACTTTTGTAAATGTTTTTTCAATTGATCATAAAAGATCAACTGGTGATACAGTAAGATTTAGAGGACCTCCTGTAGTAACTGCTACAGGTTCAGGAGGAGCAGATGCAAAAAATTTACAACAATTTATATCGGTACCTACATTTGATAATGTAAGTGATATTAGTGCGGCAGCTGGTTTTACAATTACAGTTGGAAAGAAAAATTCAGATGGTAGTGTAACTGCTGCGGCAGGAACTTTAGGGGAACCAGAAAATTATTTTTATTTTACAAGTACAAGTACAGCAACAAGTGGTAGTGTAAAAGGAGGCGGCGATTATTGTTCAGCAGGACCTGTAACATTATCAGTCGTAAACGCATAATATGGCATACAGTTTAGCAAATTTACAAACAGATATTAGAAACTACACTGAAGTGAGTGGAACTTCTACAGGTGGGGTTTTAAGTGATGATGTTTTAGCAAGACTCATTAAAAACGCTGAACATACGATTTTCAGGGCAGTCGATATGGATGATGAAAGATTTTATTCTACGTCGAACTGTATTATTGGAAATAGATATGTAAGTACTCCTACTGACTGTAGAGTCATTAGATATGTTCAATTATTAAATGATAATGTGAGTCCTAATGTTCAAGTTTTTTTAGAACAAAGAGATGTTAGTTTTATGGCTGAATATTATAATACTCCTTCTACTGCATCGACTTCTCTTCCTAAATACTGGGCTAATTGGAATGAGACTTGTTGGGTAGTTGCCCCTACTCCTGATACAGCTTATGAAATTACCATGGCTTTTAATAAAGAACCTGTAAGTCTTACAGATGCTACCAAATCTACTACGGGAACTTATATATCCAATAAATATCCTGATTTACTTTTGTATGCATGTCTGGTAAATACATATGGATACTTGAAAGGTCCGCAGGATATGTTACAATATTATAAAGCGGCCTATAAAGAAGCTTTAGAATCGTACGCGATCGAGCAAATCGGTCAAAGACGCAGAAGCGAATACGGCGATGGAGTCATTCGCGCTCAACTAATCTCAAAATCCCCATCGAGTAATTAATTATTAAGGAGATAAAAAAATATGGCAAACGTAATACCTTATGCATTTCGGGGAGAATTATTCTCTGGAACACATAATTTTGCATCTGGAGGAAATACTTTTAATTTAGCATTGTATACTTCAAATCCATACGACACAGCGAGTACTGTATATGTAGCTACAAATGAACAAAGTTCAGCGGGTAGCAGTAATTATACTGCACGAGGAAATGCTTTAGGATCTAATGCAGTTGTTTATGCAACAGCTGTTGCATCTTGTGATTTTGCTGATAGTACATGGTCATCAGCAACAATCAGTGTGGCTTTTGGAGCAATTTTTAATACTAGTGCGAGTGATAAATTATGTGTGGTTTTAGATTTTAGTGGAACGAAAACTTGTACCAATGGTACATTTACAGTTTCTTTCCCGGATCCAACAACAGCTTCAAATGCTATCATAAGTATGGCTTAAGGAGAATAAATGGCTTTAGTAATAAATGATAGAGTAAAAGAAACCAGTACTTCAACAGGAACTGGAACAATTGATTTAGCAGGTGCTGCGACAGGCTTTGAAAGTTTTGTTGCGGGGATAGCTACAGGCAATACAACTTATTATACAATTTTTAATCAAGGAACGACTGAATGGGAAGTTGGACTTGGAACAGTAACTGATGCAACACCTGATACTCTTTCAAGAGACACAGTCATTTCAAGTTCTAATGGAGATGCAGCAGTAACTTTTACGGCGGGTACAAAAGATGTCTTCTGTACAATGCCTGCGAGTAAGACCGTCTATTTAGACGCAACAGGAATCCCAGTAGGAGCAGCGTCAGCAGGGTTTGCATTAGCCATGGCGGTCGCATTATAGGAAAATTATGGCACAAGATTTTAGAAACGATATACAAAGAAACGTAGGAACAGTAGCCCAACAATTGTTGGATGCAGGAAACTATGACGCCGTAATAGGAATTAGATGTTGTAATGTACATGCATCTTCAACTATTGCTTTGGATGTTTATATTGTGAATGGCGGAAATAATTATTACATCGCTAAAGATGTGAGTGTTCCACCAAATTCTGCAATTGAACTCATTCAAGGGGGAGCTAAAATTGTTCTTAAAAGTGGAGACGATTTGTATGCAGTCAGTGATGTTGCATCTTCCGTTGATATTGTTACTTCGTATATTGATACAATTAGTTCTTAAGGAGAATTATGACGGCAATAGTAAATGGAATCCAGTACGTTGGAGGCGCTACAGGCGCTAACGATTTTATAAATAATCAAGCAGCTAGCTTAAATGTTACTCAAACAATTGAGAGTGGTGTCTTAGCCGGTCCAATTTCTATTCCATCCACAATAACAGTAACAGGAACGTTGGTAATAGTATAATGAGCAAGATAGAAGTAGATAAGATAGATCCACAATCAGGAACAGCTTTAGAAGTTGGTACTTCAGGAGATACTGTAACAGTACCTTCAGGTGTTGGTCTTACTTTAACTGATTCTACATTACTTTTACCAACAACAATTAACACCGATAAAATAGATCCTAAATCAGGAACAGCCTTAGAAATTGGTACTTCAGGAGATACAATTACTGTTCCAACAGGAGCAGGACTAACGGTCACAGATGAAGTTAAAACTAACAAAATTTCACCAGCAACAGGTACAGCTTTTACACTAGGAGATTCAGGAGATACCTTCACAGTTCCTTCTGGAGCGACTATTTCTAATTTAGGAACGGCTACAGGATTTGGTGGTAATACTCCAGGATTTCAAGCTTATTTAAGTGCTAGTCAAACTGGTATTACACAGAATACTTGGGTAAAAGCTGAAATAGATACAGAAGTTTATGATAGTGATGGTACTTATGATAACAGTTCTAACTATCGTTTTACTCCAGCAGTTGCTGGTAAATATTTTGTTTTTGGTCAAATTTATTTTACTTCACCAGGAGAAAGGTTTTATGACATATATCTTTCAATTTATAAGAATGGTTCATCGCTGATAGAAGATACATTTGATTCAACGGATTCAGGAAATATTACTCAAGCAAGAAGTGTTTTTGGAATAATAGATTTGGATGCAGATGATTATGTAGAATTATATGGTAAAGGAGTAACTACTGGATCTGCGGATGTATCTTTTATTGGTAGTTCAAAGTACGACACACATTTTGGAGGTTTTAAAATAGGATAATGGCAAATCTTAATCAAAAAATAAAAATATACTTAATTAATAATGGTAAAGTC